ATTTACATGTCTTTTCAGGTCAACAAGTCAATTTAAAGTTTTCTTAGACCACTACAATGCAGCACTGTGCTAGCGTCATTGCTCATGCAGTGTTGCGGGTTGCGTCTCTTTCGAGGCGGAAAACTGGTTCGTTCGAGAAACCACTCGATATGGCTAACCTAATGTTTAAAAAAAAAGAGAAACTACATTAGTAAAACCACCCCCCCTGTAGCCTTGCCACCTACTGTTAACGCTTGAACTGATCAAGCGCCTGGGTAGGCGACGCAGCAGGTTGGGACGACAAATAGTGTCGAAGAGGGACTGCGGTAACAGGTGAACTCATAGGAGCCACCTGATTTGACGAAGTCGCGACGTCGGCACTAGCCGTTGTAGCCGAAGCTAGTGAGAGTGCTTTAACAGCATTTCTCAACTCGAGCACCTGCGCATTAAGATTGACAACATCGACATCAACATCCATAACCCTTCGTCCACGACGATAGTTGCTATTGAGTTGATAAGAAGCGATATAAATGTCAACATAGTTAGTGCCAGTAGACCCGAAGGGCGAGATGTAAGTGAAAACACCTGGCCCAGTGACGTTGAGGATGGTAACAGCAATGCCCTCATTTACTGTTCCGTCAGCCGCTCCAATATGCATGTTGTCAGTGTTAATGATACCCGTAGTACGATTATAACAATCAGCAGTACGGATAGTCACAGAACCAGACACCAAGAATGGATTGGGATTTGCATACCCATTGATTGCCTCACTTGTTGTCGTGCGACAGGCAATTAGATACACACCGACAGGAACATCGGCTGAAGATAGGTTGATGTGATTCCAGGTGCTCCCGCTCCCATATGTAGCGGTAAAGCCCCCCCCGGGTTTTGTGTTCTGTTGAAAATACCACGCTCCACCTGTAGCAGCTGCTCCAGATAGTTGCTGGCCAAAAGGGGCGACCCCCGATTCCAGCATTGGGCGTGAAAGTTCAAGATCATAGTGAACCCAAAGCTCACCAATTTTCGTGTCGGCGGCCTGCTGACCAACTGTGGCAATAGTGAAATTACCGAGGATATCTAACCTCGCATCACCTTGCACGGAAGCGGCAGTAGGAACGCCCTTTTGCACGAACATCGTGTTAACTGGGTTCATAGATTTCGCACATTCAATGGGATGACAAGTGCCTTCAAAAGGCGAGGAGGAAGTGGCAAACATTGCTGCTTCCATGGTACGCTTGTCAACGAAATTATCATCATAAGCATCATAGTCAGTAGCCATAAGAACAGTGCCCATCGCACTGGAAGTGGTACCAACGGCAAATGCCGAAGTTGAGCGATACTCGAACACAACTCCATGCCACTTGAACTCCTCGTAGAGACCTGACAAAGCAGATCCCCACGGCATGAGAACAGTATTGCCTGGATTGAGAGAGTAAGTCGTTTTGTGGAAGTCCACGGACGAGAGGACATCGGTGATAAACTCATCATGACGAATGCGAATAGTTGTAGCCTTGGCACTACCAGCAAACGTCGGAGGAGCATTGGTTTGAAATCCAGACACACCTGTTCCACCCATAAACGAATTTCTCTTAACATTGTTGTAAGTTGAGTACGCCCCAAAGCCAAACAACTTGGTCAACCATCCGGCCGCATTACCTAGAGCTCCAGAAATTGATTTCGGAACTCCCATGTCACCCGTGAGGGCTGTAATGCCAGACTGAGCGGCACGACCAACAGATGTTTTTGGAGCATAGTTAGCCACTCCTGAAACTGCATCCACAGCATCAGACAAGTAGTTACCACGACCGCGTAAGCGTGTTGTGGTAGAACCTACCTTACGATAGGCCCCAGGACCTGCGATTTTCTGACCGCCGGCGCCGTGGGCTTTCTTGGCTTTGCGTTTTGCTTTACGCTTGAGTTTCTGAGCAGCTGACAATGGCATGATGGCAAATGTGTTGTATTTATTGTTGGTCACCTTTTAAAGACTCAATTGATGTCGCGAGAGTCTTTCCGGTGTCAATCCCACCTTCGAGGTGGCCAACATACAACACTTCAATGGCGGCATGTGTACGAAAAACCGACTTAATTGTATTCCAAGTAACTCCACAATACACTTCGCCATCAACGAAGAGATGTTGGTACTTGGTAACAAGAAAGTCAATGTAGCGTGACACCACCTCTCTGACAGTTGGGTTCCAATATCCTTCGGTCAAAATGGCATACGCCCTGAAAATTGACCAGCGAACATCTTTACATTTACTACCAAAGAGCAAAGAGCTCAACAGCTTCTCGTGGTCCGGTCGTGGAACCCACACACTGTACTCCTCACACCAATGAAAACCGTTTGATAAAAAAGATTGGGCGCTAATAGGTTTAAGCTCCTCAACATCGTTTTCAAACGTCATGATGAAATTGACCTCTGCAAAAATCGGTTTCAAAAGTTTCATGTTAACAACACTACTAATTAAGTCAGAGAAAAATGCGGTATCATCATCACCATAGATGAAAGCAATAACGTGTTCACAAAAGAGATTACCCAACTGCACGTGAGTCATCTCAAATTTATCGCGAGTCAAGATATGGAAACCATAGCAAAGCAACATAAATAACGCCAACGAATTGTCGATACTAGTGTTGCCAGAGCCAGAAGGGTTTCCAGTTCGTTTCTGCAATAAGTGACCATCTGTGGTCACAATAACACTATATTGCACATGATGACAGACTTCATCAATTTTGCTAGCAACCTGAAGATTGCCTTTGCTGATACAATTCTTACGAAAGTCATACAAGGCATCACTCAGTTGATTCGGCAACGATGAGTCCATCTCCG